AAGAGTCAAGCCAAGGGAGACACAACTAGACCTACAGATTGAGGTGGCTAGAAAGACAAGTATTAACATAGTAACATGTGGAGACTGCGGGAGCACACTACTACACAGAATAGCAGACGAGACCATAACGTGTCCTGACTGCGGATTCAGTAGTGAGCCTTGCGACTTCCCTGACTTAAACTACTAGACATGAAAGATGAGTATATCAGAATGCGCAATAGTGGGCAGTATAAGATAGAGTGGTTCCACAAGTACTACAGAAGCAAGGGTGGCAACGATGTGCCCTTGCAGACGTTCCACATGGTGTTTCAGACGGCTAACCTAGACCAAGTTCTAGAGAGAATAGATAAAGAATTTGAACTAACATCCTTGTATGATGTACAAGGTAAACTAATAAAGACATGGCAATAAAGATAACAGACGACTGCATTAATTGTGGACTGTGTGAGCCCGTGTGTCCTAACAACGCGATATACGAGCCCGACACGGATTGGAGATGGAGCGACGGAACAAGCCTGACGGACAACACACCTCAGGCACCACGTTCAAGCGACGTGTTCTACATCGTGGAGGAGAAGTGCACAGAGTGTGTCGGCTTCTACGGTGCACCACAGTGTGCGGAGGTGTGCCCTTCGAATTGTTGTGTTCCTAGCACGTACGAGACAGATTTACTAACTAAAAAACATAGACTACATGGAAATTAAAAACGGGAGGTGGACGCGCAATGGAGACGCGCTCACGGTGGCAGACAACCAAGACTTCACAGACAGACTTGTGAGAGTGAAAGAGTTTGCACGTGGACGCGAGTTGACGCATAGCAAGGTTCAGGTACTGTTCAGGATATTGGACACGGACGAGTTTGTTGACGACGCGCTGAACTGTGTGTTGGGGATGAGTAACAAGCAGATAGCACAGTTGTTCTAATGGAGGTAGGAGAGAGGGTTGTGTGCGTGGATGCGAGTAAGTTGCCACACACGTGCGACGAGTTGTCTGTAGACGTGCCTAATTGGGTGGTCGATGGCAGTCAGTACACGATAAGAGAGATACGGGAGCACGACTTCGGAGCCGTCGGCGTGTTGTTGGAGGAGATAAGGAACGAGCCTAGGTACTTCAGGCTCATTGATAAGGTTATAGAGCCGATGTTTAAGATATCGAGGTTCAGAAGACTGAAGCCGAGAGAGGTTCAGGTCTTGGAAGAAATAAACGCCATCTGATGAATAGAGTCCTTGTAAAAGATACAATGTAGGCCGTCTGTGTGCGTGAGTCAAAGTAGGAATCAGTTGGCAATGAATTCATAGTCCTACAAACACAGACATTCTTGACTGCTCGGAGAGACGGGCTTAATTTTAAACTAAACATATGAAATACAGAAGTATAAGTGGAGAGTATTTGTACCTATTCAATTGGATAGGTGGTGGCTTTAACGATGTGTGGGCAAGAAGCAAGCGCGAGGCCTACGCAAAGGTTATAAGAGAGAGTAAGAGACACGAGAAGGAGTACCCGACGCACGTGAAGTTAAGGCCCGACTACGGGTCTATGAGACGTTGCACGTATGAGGAGTATCAACAACAAAACAGAATGGGATGGTTACTAACAAATTAAACAAGATGAAAGAAGAAGCACAAAGAATTTTAGATTTATTCAACGGGGACTACGTCCTAGGGTTGAGATGTATTAACGAGTTGATACGTGAGACGGGAGCAAAGTATTGGTACGACGTAAGGAGAGAGTATGAACAAGCGTAAGAAGGTAAAGGCGCAGTTGATGTACTGTCTGTGCAGTCTACTGCTAGAGTGTTTGGACGAGTTGAAGCCAACCACACAAAGGATGCTGAAGTTCAGGGACGACCTGATAGGCTTCTGCGAGGAGTTGAACAACGAGGTGGCAGACACCAACGTGATACAGAGGGGGACGTACTTCCAAGAGTTGAGTAAGAAGATTGACACAATAATAAGAAAGAACTATGAAGAATAAAGTTTGGAGAGACGCAACATGGTTGCACAAGGCGACAAGGCTTGACACACCGCACTCGAAGTCGATGATATTCAAGGGTATCAAGATAGAGAACACGGACGGGGACATAAGGATCCTGAACACAAAGTTAAACGGGGACTTCTACCAAGAGTTATCGAAGGAGGAGTACAGGATGTTCTATAGGCTAGGCTTCGAGCAGGGTTGCTACGAGATGTGCCTAGCGAACTATAGGATGTCGCTGAATACAATCATCCGTAGCATACGTGATGAGATAGGGAGTCGAAACAATCAGAAGCACTATCAGTATCTGAAGACAATGAGAACAAACCTAATGGAGAAGTACACTAATGTTTTAAAAATCAAGTATAATGGAAGTATTTAAGAAGTTGTCAGCCATCAACGTGAAGGCAAAGATTGAGAAGAAGGGTAACGTCGAGTACCTATCGTGGAGTAACGCGTGGGGTCTTGCAAAGCAAGAGTTCCCAACCACACAGAGGAGAGTATACGAGGACTCCGTAACGGGTCTGTGCTACTTCAACGATGGCAAGACGGGTTATGTCAAGGTGGGGATAGAGATTGATGGCCTAGAGCACATCGACTACCTGCCAATTATGGACTTCAGGAATAAGTCAATAGCCATCGAGAGTATCACATCTATGGACGTCAACAAGACCATACAGAGGAGCATGACCAAGGCCATCGCGATGCACGGTCTGGGACTGTCATTGTGGAGTGGTGAGGATCTAGTGACAGTAACGGCTAAGGCAGAGAAGCCTACGGGCCCGATAGAGTTGACCATTGGTGACGCGAACTGGGACAAGGTGATCAAGTACATCAAGGACAACAAGCACCTTGGACTTGCCACCATAGTTAAGAACCTTGAGACAAAGTATAAGATATCAACCACAATTAAAAAAGAGTTAGGAAAGTATGTTGGATAGACTAAGAAACGACGAAGACTATTATGGAGACTTTGGTAGCCAATTTTTAAGTAATAGCGCAGTGGGTGTACTGCTAAGTAACCCAAAGATGTTTAAGGTAAAGCAGGAGCCTACGGTTCCTATGCTTCAGGGTAGCTACTTCCACACGGCCATATTGGAGCCTGAGAAGTTGGCTAACTTTGAGATAGTGGAGGCGAGTACTCGTAACACAAACATATACAAGGATGCGTCTAAGGGCAACCTGCTCCTGCTAAGGAATGAGTGTGATAACCTTGACGAGATGGTTCGCGTGATCAAGTCGAACTTCTTCTTCTACGACAACATCTACAGGGACGGCAACGTGTTCGAGGAGCCTGCCATCATGGAGTTGTTTGGACACAAGTTCAAGGGAAAGGCTGACATAGTGACGGACGAGATCGTGATCGACATAAAGACCACGTCAAAGATCTCCGACTTCAGGTGGTCGGCCAAGAAGTACAACTACGACTCACAGGCATACCTGTATCAGCAGTTCTTTGATAGGCCACTGACGTTCTACGTGATAGACAAGACCACTCACGAGTTGGGTGTGTTCGAGCCTACTGCAGAGTTCATACTAGGTGGAAGAGAGAAGGTGATGCGTGCGGTTGATGTGTACGAGAAGTTCTTCGGATCCAGTCCTACGGAGGATATAAATAATTATTTCATCAGGGAAGATTTGTAACATATTTGTTGTATATTTGTTGCGGATTAGGGTGTCCCTGGTCGGTTTGTTGTGTAGCTCAATTGGCAGAGCCTGGTCCGAAAGTTCCAGAGATGCAGGATCATACCCTGCCACAACATCGAGGTCAAGTAGCGCTTGAATGAACTTAGTGGTAATAACGGAAGAACCTAAGAGAGATTGACAAAAACTCCGTACAGATTGAGCGGTAGAATGGCTAACTACCTATACCGATTCGGTTAGAGGCAAAAGAAAATAAGTCCTACTGCAGGTTCGAGTCCTGTCTCAATCACAGCGGTTACTTGATGTCAAATATGTACAGTAACAGACATTGGAGAAATTTGGCTTCTCACGAATGTTAAGTCCTATCGGGCAGAATAGGGGATGAGTACTTATGATTTCAAAACCTACAACCTCATCAAATAGTCAGGTGACGAAATGTCTGGGATAGTCATCGACGGATGATACAGGTTCGAATCCTGTCCTGACTACTAACGGTTCACTGCTATATTTCAGTAGCGGAAAAACACAAAACCAAGTTACCGAGTAATCCTCGATAACTGAAAGTACAAACAAATTATTGAATTAAACCCAAAGCCGCTATTGAATATAGCAGTTGTTATGCGTTCGGCTTTTTAAAACAACAAAATATTATGAGTAAAGATTTTAGATTAGAAGGAAGAATTATCTTTTCAAAAAAACCAATAGGGTTAGGAATTGGATTAGAACTTAATCCTCCTTATGCTAGATATGAAGTTTTTTGGGTATTTAAAATTGATTTAATTTTTATTAGATTGTGGGTTGAAAATAAAAGTTTACACTTAAATTAAAAAATATGAAAAATCAAAGTATAATAAATTGGATTTCAGAAGATGAAAAAGACCCTGAAAATGGAATTAATGTATTAACATATAGTCCTCAAAATAATGGCGGAATTGGAATAACTATAAATTATCATAGTGACGGAATTTATAGGTTTTTAGAAACAGGAAAAGAAAATAAGTTTCCAATATCACATTGGGCTTATTTGCCAGACGCACCGGAAGATGATTTTTTATAATCATATTGTTGGCTTCAACGAAATGATATTTATACTCACGAAGCTGACGCATAACGTTATGCGGCTTTGTGATGTTGCCGAAAAAACACACCTAAAACTTTAAATTTAAGACAGATTATGAAAGCAAAAACAAATGTTACAGTTCAAGACCAAGACGGCAATAGCTCAAAACCGCTGTTATGTGATGGTTTATTAGATAAAATTATGGGCGTGAAAATATTACGACCAATATCAATCCCTATAATTTGTGCGTTTTTATTTATGTATATTATTATAGATTATATTTTTAATATAGAAGAGTAATGAACAATAGATACTACATAGACAAACTGACTTATGAAGTTGGAGAAACTGTCATATATTTTGGAGAAAGACATAAGATAGTTCACATTCACGAAGATGGACTTGTAAATTTAGAAGATGGTAAAAATTATATTTATGGTTGTCATCCGAATATGTTTTATAAGATAAAGGTTTCTGAAACTATCACATAACTGTCAGCTAAATCCCGTTTCAATGGGTTTTAGCGCAAGTTAAAACTGAATAGCCGACAACAGTACAAAAAGGTAGGCGAAATTAAATTAAATAAAATGGCGAAAATTCAAGTGACGTTAGACGCGTCAAAGTTAAGAAACCTGATCTCTAAGAGAAGCTACGAGGCTAAGGACGGTACAAACGTAGAGGTACAAGAGGTTAAGTTCGAGTTGATTGAGGTTAAAGAACCTAAGCAGATCTTTGCTAAGGACACGATGAGAATTGTTAAGACGCACTTCGCGTGTGTGATCCAGACCAAGGAGGAGAGAGAGGCCAAGGCCGACACAGTCTACATCGGAGAGGGTTTCACATCCTATTGGGATGACGCTAAGAAGCCACAGGCACCTGTACAACAGGACTTCACTCCTGATTTACCATTCTAGATTAAAGGAACTGTCCCAGTAAATAGTCCAGTCTACACAGGCTGGACTTTACTTTGTTCAGTAAAAGGTAACGTTCATTAACAATGAACATCGATAAAAAATGAACTATGATAACAATATTTTCAAACATAAAGAGCACGGATACACCATTCTTCAGAGGTATAGGTGTGGTTCTACAGAGGATCAAGGACGGATCCTCAAGGGACAAGGTCGAGGCGATCCGCACCGAGACGGACAAGGAGAGGAGGAACCTACTCAAGAGGGATCTGCCATCCGTCTGCTTCTCAGGTACCTTCAACAAGCGTGAGGACAAGGCCATAGTAGACCACAGTGGTTTTATATGCCTTGACTTCGACGGGTACGAGACAGAGGAGTTCCTACTAGTAGATAAAAATAATTTATCTAAAGACAGTTACAGTTACTCAGTGTTCGTGTCGCCATCAGGTAACGGCCTAAAGGTTATCGTAAAGATACCTAAGGACATAGACAACCACAAGAACTACTTCAACTCACTAGAGAAGCACTTCGACTCCAAGTACTTCGACACCACGTCCAAGAACATATCTAGGGTGTGCTACGAGTCGTACGACCCTGAGATATACATAAACGTAGACTCTACACTATGGGACAGGTTGGAGGAGGCAGAGTATATTGAACTAGACAGGGCTAGTAGTGTAACAACCATACCTATAACGAACGACAACAAGGTTGTAGAGATACTGATGAGATGGTGGACTAAGAACTACCCGATGGTTGACGGCAAGAGAAACAACAACATGTTTATACTAGCCTCAGCCTTAAACGATTACGGTGTGAACAAGTCACTGTCGGAGTACGTGATGAGTCAGTTCGTGAGTCAGAAGCACCCGATGTCTGAGATACAGACCATCATAAACTCTGCCTACAAGAACACGGGTTCGTTCGGATCCAAGTACTTCGAGGACGACGACATGATCAATCAGGTTCGTCAGAAGATCAAGCGAGGTGTGTCAAAGAAGGAGATCAAGTCAGACCTGTCAGAGACCAACCTGCCTAGCTTCACGATTGACTCGGTGATAGACTCCATAGACAAGGACGAGTCTGTCAACAAGTTCTGGAGCAAGTCGGACAAGGGATCCATAAGCATCGTTCACTACATGTTCAGGGACTTCTTGGAGGACAACGGGTTCTACAAGTACATGCCCGTTGGCAACAAGAGTTTTATATTCGTGCGTGTCACGAACAACCTGATAGACCACACGTCAGAGGACGAGATCAAGGACTTCGTTCTCAACTACCTACAGAATGTGGACGACCTGTCTGTGTACAACTTCTTCGCTGACAAGACGAGGTTCTTCAAGGAAGACTTCCTGTCGCTACTGTCATCGGTTGACGTGCACTTCATGGAGGACGACAAGAACAACGCGTACCTGTACTACACGAACTGCGCGGTAAACATCACCAAGGACACCATAAGTATCATAGACTACCTAGACCTGGGCGGTTACATATGGAAGGATCAGGTTATAGACAGGGAGTTCGACCTGTGCGAGGTAGAGGACTGCGACTTTAAGACATTCATTTCAAACATATCGGACGATGATACAGTTAGGATTAACTCGGTTGAGAGTACTATTGGATTCCTTCTGCACGGATATAAGAATCTATCTTACTGTCCTGCGGTCATTCTAAATGACGAGGTCATAACGGACAACCCCGAGGGAGGAACAGGAAAGGGACTTTTCACCAACGCAATATCGCAGATGAAGAAGCTAGCATTCATAGATGGAAAGAGTATCAACTTTGACAGTGGTTTCCCGTTTCAGACGGTATCGGTTGATACTCAGGTGCTAGCGTTTGATGACGTTAAGAAGCACTTCAACTTCGAGAGGCTGTTCTCTATCATCACAGAGGGTATCACCCTAGAGAGGAAGAACCAACAGGCAATGCACATACCGTTCAACAAGTCACCCAAGATCATCATCACGACCAACTACGCCATCAAGGGTAAGGGTAACTCGTTCGAGAGACGTAAGTGGGAGTTGGAGTTCAAGCAGTTCTACACCAAGGAGTTCACGCCACAGGTTGAGTTCGGCAGGCTACTGTTCACGGAGTGGGACGAGCAGGAGTGGTGCAGGTTCGACAACTACATGATCAAGAGTTTGCAGATGTACCTGACATCAGGGCTACTCAAGAGCGAGTTCGTGAACCTTAAGATCCGTAAGCTATCGGCAGACACGTGCCACGAGTTTATCGACTGGTGTGGACTAATCAACGGTGAGGCTCACAGTGACAAGCTAGTCTTAGGTGAGGTGATATACAAGCAGGACCTGTACATAGACTTCATTCAGCACAACCCAGACTTCCAGCCCAAGGCCAAGAGGACTATATCTAGGACAGAGTTCTATAACTGGCTTGTGTCCTACGGGGTATTTATATCAGGTGTCAAGCCTATAGAGGGCAGGAGCAGTACAGGAATGTGGATTAAATTCGTTGGTAAGGATGAGTCCGAGGACAGCATATTATTTTAGGTGGTGCATAGAGAATGACTTTCAGGTTTACATCAAGCCTGAGAGTTATTACTATAAGATAGCTATCCGTAAGGGTGGCATCACATCAAACGGAAAGGACTTCCACTACGACAGGGAGACGGGGATGGAGTACTACAGTAGCGAGAGGACAGGCTCGGTAAGATACAAGACTGTTGACATGGCGTCAGCAAAGATACACGATGTTTATAAGTACCTATATGAAGAAAACACTAAGGGATTACCAGTCAGACCTAGCAGGTAAGGGGGTCAAGATACTAAGGGACAGGGGTCTAGTCTACCTTTGCATGAGCGTAAGGACGGGCAAGACCGCCACGTCGATGCAGATAGCCAAGTTGTACGGAGCCAAGAATGTACTGTTCCTAACCAAGAAGAAGGCCATGGGCGATATACTCAGCGACTACCTAGACTTCGGGTTCGACTTCTCGATAGAGATCATGAACGACGAGTCTATGCACAAGTGTGTCGGCAAGTACGACCTTGTGATACACGACGAGCACCACAGATTCGGAGCTATACCTAAGCCTGGAAAGGCTACCAAGACATTCAAGAGGATGTTCGGCCACCTGCCGATGGTTTTCCTGTCTGGTACACCTAGCCCAGAGAACTACAGCCAGCTGTTCCATCAGTACTGGGTATCGCACAGTAGCCCGTTCAAGAACTACATCAGCTTCTACAAGTGGGCAAAGGACTACGTGATACCTGGCACCAAGTACACAAGCTACGGGCCTGCGCCAGACTACTCCAACGCTAAGATCGACC